TTACAGCGCCCTCAACGTCGCCGTTGTTCTTAAATTTCTGCAGTGCGGGCGTACCAATCGTTACGCGAACTGCATTGACATCAGTGTCAGTGATAGATCTGGTTACCGCTGACGCCTGCGTGACTTTTGTATTAACCAGCGTTGTGCTTTGGTTAGCGTCACCTACGTTTTGGGTGTAGGTCTGGTTTTGCGTGCCAGTGCGGAACTCGAAGACAGCGTTTGTGATGTCGAAGTTGTAATCGGATGCCTGGGCGTTGGTGGGATCGGCATCGCCACGGAGGATTGGTGTGTTGTTGAGGTAGACATCCTTCAACATTGCGACGTTGTAGTTCGTCGTGCCAACGGCGTAATCCTTGGCGGAAGGAAATCCCTCGATTTCACCTTCGCCTAGAAGGTCAATAATCCGTGCAACTTGGCGGGAGTCGAGATTGTCCTTGGTGACATTTGCAGTGCCACCACCACCACCGCCGCCGCCTTTGCCGCCACCGCCGCCACCGCCGCCAGCACCAGCGATTAAACGCTTGTCCATTTCAGGTCACTTCTTCGGTGTTGATGCCGGCAGAAATAATCACGCTGCCGGTTAATACTTCGCCGTAAATAACAGGAACTGGCACGCCTTGGCGGCTGACATTTTGGATGCCACTAAATGAATATGAACGCTTTGGGTCGGTTGCGCTGTCAGTGCCAGAGCTAATTGTTGAGGTTGGGGTAAGAAGTTGGGCGACACCGCCAAGTACCAAGGCTGCACCCACGGAACCAATCGCGGTAGCAACACTTCCGGTAATTAACGTTCCGCCTAAACCGGCGCCGAGTCCGAGAAAACCGCCTGCTGCAGGACCGAGCAGGATCGCGGCTGCAATCAAACCGACGCCAGCCAAAATCTGGCCAGCGCCGCTGCCAGCACCACCAACAACGGGCACGATCCTGATGGCTTCCTGTGGTGCGGCTGGGTAGTGCAGTTGCATCGGCTCATCCACAAGCTGCAAACCAAGCCGACCAACGGTCACCTGATATTCACCCTCGCTCATTACGCCACGAAGGCTGGGAAAATTGGCCAGCAGGAAACGGATTGCCTCAGCCGGTGACTTCACCGCAGCCTTGAAACTCCGCTGTCCTAGGTGCTTTGCCAGCTTGCCGTAGACCTTGATGACCCGGAACATTTCAACACCTGCTGGTATGCCGAACAATCAAGCCTGTGCTCTTCTGATAGTAGCCACCCCACAGGTCACGGCTACTGAGTCGACCACGTAAATGATGCAGAAAAAGCTGTTCGCCTAAGTACACCCCTACATGATTTAAGCCAGGAGAGCCATCCAAGCGCATGAAAATCATGTCGCCATATTCAGGTAATTCCAGACCTAAATCGACAAATCCAGCCTCGGCAAAACAGTCCTCGAACATTGGCGCCATGTGAAAATCCATCATGGATGCCGGACGATCCCAATCACGTAAATCCAAATCCCACTCCTCCTTGTACCAATCGCGCACCAGTGTCCAGCAGTCACTGACGCCCCACACCCACTGCCGTCCAATCAGCGGTGCCTTGTAGCCGGACGGCTTGATCTCGCACCACATCTGGGTGCCGGGATTGCAGATGAACCAAGGCAAGCCTGACTTTTCGCAGGACATGCGGTCGGCTTCACTGGGTTGCGCGGGACTGCGCGGGTGGCTGTGGAAGATGGCCGTTATTTCGCCAGCATCCTCAGCGGCGGCATAGTCGTCTGGGTCAATGACAAAAAAGTCTTGGTCGGCGGCAAGGTTTTTGCATGGCCAGTAACGCTCGCGCCCTTTGACAACCAACACCAAGCCGCACGCCTCCCGTGGCGCTTCTTGCAGCGCGTGCTCCTGTGCGTCGTGTTTCCAGTGGGTCATCCGTAGAACGTGCCGGCGCTGGGGAATGACCCAAACGGTAGGTCGGCATAATCGCCGAAACGCTTTTTGCAGGAGCTGATGCGCTTGCCGCATACATCCCGCAGTGGGTCGACCGTGCCAGTGGTCACTAAAGGTTCGTTGCTGTTGCTGTAGCCAGAGGCGTACAAGACGGTGTTTGTGTTGGTGTAAACGGTCAAGCCACCATCAGCGTTGAGGGTGAGGCGGTTGTTTACGTTGCCGGTGACGCCTGTGACTTGAAGTTGCGGACCGGCAGATGACAATGTACCGATCTCTGGGTGATTGTATTTGAAAGGATTGCCGTCGCTGAGGGTGCGCGTGGCGTTGAAGACTTCGTTTAGATACCAAATGCCAGTTGAACTAACAATCGTGTAAGAGCTGGCGCCCCAGCCAAAAGATTGCCCAGAATAATGACCGGCATCAATTGCATATGAATTAAAGCTAATGGTGAGCTGGATTGTTTTGCCAGTGCTGATCGTGAAGGTGTAAGTCACAGACTGGGTTTGTCCCAGTGCGCTAGGGGACGATCCGACCATTTGATAGCCAAAGCCGCCGCTGCGGCCAACGCTTACATCGGTGGGATACCAGTTGATGAATGAGACGGTAGTGGGGGAGGCTGTGGAGGCGGTGTTGCTTGCCCACAGCACTTCGCTGCCATCCTTGTACAAAACGACGTTGCCATCGGTTTGCATCCTGAGCTGGTACGACCCACTGCCCCGAACAGTGTTCGTTGCCCAGACGGCATTGTTGCCGGGGATGCCTTGTGGACCAGGCTTTTTGTAGACGACAAAGTTGCCGTCGTTTTGCATGATGCCTTTGTACCAGCCGTTGGCGGATGTGATGTAATCGCCGTTGCTGAGTGTCTCGCCAGCGGTTAGCTGATTGCCAAAAGCACTGGCGGCAAAGTTGACGGCAGGTGTCGCGCCAAGTGCGTTGTCGTATTCGTCAAAGTAGTTAGTGCCTGTGTAACCGCATTCAGCACTGCGGTATTTCCACTGGCAGATATTGGCAATGACTTGACGCTTTGGTGCTCGAACACCAGCTAGGTCGAAGACGGCGGCAAGCTCGAACTCAACGATCTCGCGGTTTTCAACTGATTTGCGGTCGATGTAATAGACCTCACGCGGCATTTCCTCGTTAGCTGGTGTGCCGTAAGGATTAGTGCCGCCGGTGAAATTGACCGGATCGAGGAAACGGCTGAGCGTGCGGATGCGGATCAGCTTGGCGCCAGTCAGGTCATTGCCGGGTGTGATCTCATTGACGCCAAGCAGCAGAGCGGAGATGCTGCCAAGCAAGTTTGAGATGCGGATACGTGGACGCGGAAGCTGGCCATTGCCGTTGTATTCAAATCCCTCGGCTTCAATAGGCAGCGGCTGGTACGGTTCGCCCTGCCAGTAAATGTCACCTGCTGGTGTTTTTTGATTGACGCCAGCATGAAAGCGAACGATATCTGCACTACCGTGCAAATCCAAGTCAAGGTGCAGCTCGAAAAGTTCAATAATTGCATATGGATTAGAGCTGAGCAGCTCCTTGAACATTTCGCTCATGGTTCAAATACCTCTATGAATTCAGCTTGAATAGTGTTGTTATTGAAAGCGACCATATCCATGGACCATTGAGGGCAAATATATTTACCAGCACTTCCTCGCGGTGGAGTCCAGTCAAAGGATTCGGCGCCACCACGCGCTTCAAGAAAAGTCAAAATATTATCGCGTTCAGTGTTTGAACGATTTTGAAATGTCAGCCTCCAACGCTTTGGATCTGTATTCAACCCATATCGCAAACGTTGAGAATATCCATCGCCAAATTGGACATTGCGTACAACAGGTGCGCTTTCTTCGGTAGCCGTGTAGCTGGCAACGTAAGTGAAAGTGGCCATTATGCGAGCAAGCCTCCAGGACGCTTCTGTTTGATCAATTCTGCCTGCACAGCAGCGCCAACAGCACGTCCCAATGCATTTGCATCAGGTCCATTTCCTTGAACGCTGGAACCGCTTGCATCAACGTTGACCACCACGCTTGCCCCACCACCGTTCTGCATTGTTACAGGAATTGAACGTCCATCAGGCAGCGGCACATAAGCTTCAGGACGGCTGCCCTCACCAAACATGGCAAGTTGAGGGGAATTGGCAATACCACCAGCGGCGTAACGCTTGAGCGGCATTGGACCGTTCTGGGTCATCACACCACCCATTGCAAAGCCAAGGAAGTTGCCAACACCACTGCCCTGGAAGATTGCCTTCAGGCCAGCAAAAATTGCAGCGCGAGCAAAGATCTTGGCCAGATCAGCAAGAATAGAACGAGTGAAATCAGCAAAACTTGCTTTTCCAGTGGTTACAAACTCAGCAAGTTGATCGCCAAGTCCGGTAAACGCATTGCCAAGGGTGCTGCCAAGGCTGGTGCCAAGATCAAGCGCAGCATCGTAAACCGATTTGAAGGATGCCTTCAAACTTTCGGCAAAGGTTTTGGCTTTATTGGTTTGCTCAAGAGCGGTTCGCAGTCTTGCAATTTGATCTTCGGTAGCTTGCGGGAATCGGGCGATAAAATCTTCAATTTGACGAGTAATTAGCAGGCGCCTAGCCTCTTGTTCCGTGATCTTGCCTGATTTAATTTCAGCATCCTGTAGGACTCTGTTGATTTCTTTTTGCGTTTCAAGTCCTTTGATCAATTCATTGCCATATCCCTGAAACGCTGCTTCTACTGCCTTGGCAAGTGTGCGTTGATTTCTAAGGCTTTCAGCAATGGCCTTGTTGTTACCAATGTTCTTCCGCTCCAGTTCAAGAGAAACTTGCAGTTCATCAAGGCGAAAACGTTGATAGGCCGCCTGAATATCAAGGCCAGCATTCTCAAGGCGATTGATTTCCTTAAGAAGATCAAGTTCTTCTTTGGTGAGATCAGCAAGTTTTTTTGCGTTCTTTGCCCTACCGCCTTCAGTACCGCCTTCAGCCGCTCCAGGAGCCATTGGCTGACCCACGGCAGAACCAAAAGCAGAGGGTGTGAACTCAGGGAACAACAGACTTTGAACTTTGTCCGTGTAGCCAGTTGACTTGGCGGCCTTTGTTGCACCATCAATCAATTGATTGAATCGTTGCGTGTAAAACTTTTCGGCCTCACCAGCGCGAATAAACGTGAACAGGCCACCAGGACCGCCAAAGCGTCGATCAGTCTCACGACGTGCTTGCTCTTGGAACTGAGAAACACGCTGAGGACTTAAACTTTGTACTGCTTTTGCCCTATTGATCGCATCCTCTATGCGTCCGAGGACTGTATTGAGGTTGCCGAGGATCGCAGTAAATGCAGCATTGAATACACCAACAATGAATTTGGCAAAACCACCAACAAGCTTGCCAATTTCGTTGAAACCAATTGCCAGCACCGTAAGCACACGCTTGATTGTGTCTTCGTTTTTCAGGGCAAACTCAACAAGTCCGCGCAGGTAATTTTGGAAGCCAGCGCCAACAACTTGGAAAAATCCGCCGTAAGCGACAGTTGCAAAATCAAGCGAAACCTTTAATCTTGCGCCTGCGTTTTCCGGCGCATCGGCAAGAATTGACGCAGTTTCGCCGTAACGCTTGTACAGTTCTTCGCTGAATTTTAAAAAGTCAGCAAGAGTCACCTTGCCATCTTCCAGCGCTTTGTCCAATTGCTGGGGCGTCTTGCCAATTGCCTGCGCAAAGATTGTGAATGCACCGGGCAAACGTTCGCCAATTTGCTGGCGAAGTTCTTCAGCGGAAACCTTGCCCTTACTGAATACCTGAGCAGTTGCTCGCAATGCTGCGTTCAGCTTTTCAGCATTACCACCCGTTGCGACAACAGCAGCAGCAATGCCACGGAATACCTGCGTCGTTTCTTTCGTACCAAGACCAGCACCAACAACAGACGCTTTCAGTTGCGTGTATTGCTCAGTCGTATCTTTCAGTGGTAGCAAATACTGCTTGCTGAATTGCGTGACATCAGCAATGCTTTTTGTGTAATCAGCTTGATCTTTGCTGACACCAGCAAGTGCAATTCGGTACTTATTGATCTGAGAAACGTTTTCTGCAACTGCCGCAAATTGTTGACGTAAACCTGCAACCTGCGCACCAATAGCAGCACCAGCAAGCGCACCCGGCACGCCACCAGCAATGCCACCAATGGCGCCACCAATTGCGCCTTCAGGACCGCCAAACACACCACCAGAGGCCACCGCGCCAAGCGTTTGAGCTAGACGTGCGCCACGACCACGACCCGCCTGCTTACCTTCTACCTGCGCAAGTTTTTGATCAAGTTTGGCAATCTCAGCCGTAGCTTGCTTGAATGCATCACTGCCAAGATTTGCCGAACGGCGGATCGCATCAAATGCATCACGCTGACGCTGCAAGCCACTGATCGAGCGAACAGCAGCAGCATCCAGACTGCGGATTGAATCCAGCAGGCGGTTGAAATCATTACTGCCAGCCTTGGCCTCAGAAGCAACACCACGAACTGCGGTACGCAGCCGATTCAACCCTTCAAGGTTTTGAACCTCGGCTCTTACGCGGACAACCGTGGACTGCTCGGCCATTACTTACTCCGTTGTTCCTGAAAGCATTTCAAGGCTGTGGCTTCCATGACCCGAATCCCCTCGAAAATCTTCACGGGATCCGTCACTGCATACAGCTTACAGAGCCATTCCAAACTCGGGTAGTTCAAACCAACAGCACCTGACATGCCAACAACCCACTGGGTTTGCATGCGCATAAACATTTCAACAATTTCCCAGTTCTCTTCCCAAACCTCAAACTGATTTGCTTGTCCTCGCGATTGCAAATCAGCAATGGCTTCAGGCATCAAACCCAAAGCCTTGAGGTCATCTTCGCTTTCGTCCTCACCGGCCTGCGCTTCGCCGCACCAGTAACGGGCGGCCTCTTCTAGTTTTTTGCTAGGACTCCGGCGACGCTATCGGCGTAAGCAGTAATCAACGCTCGGATCACGTACGGATCGTCAAGCATTTCTTTCTTGTTTTTTTGAGTGAAGGCAATCTCTTTGCCATCATCATCAAAAACACCGTCCCAACCTTCAAGGATCTGTTCAACAAGAGCCTCTTCACCCTTGTCAAGCAGATCCATAAAGGCGGAACGGCTCATTCGTTTGAAGACTGCATCGAACGTCTGTTTTTCAAACTTACCGCCGTCAATAGGTGTTTCCACCGTGACCGGCCATTTGTAAGACGCAGTCTTCTTCAGAACGAATGCCATGCAGATTAGGTGTAAACTAAGGTGAACTCGTCGTTACCCGAGGAAGTGGGTACGAGAGTATACGGCAGGTTCAGCATAACAACGCCGTTGTCTTCTGCATAGCTGGGGTTGCCAAGGCTCATGCCGCCAGCAGCGGTGGCCAGAGCAATGATGTTTCCAGCCGTGGTGCCGTGCGTGATGCTGAATGCACCGGTGGTGCCAGCCACAGCATTGGCGAAGAAGTCCTTGGTTGCAAGGGTCACCATCTCAATGGTCAGGCTGCCATTGCCAGCGCGGTTCACGATGCTGACTTCCTTGTTAGAGTTCACCAATTCGCGATACACCACCTCGTTGCCCACGTCCAGCGTGCAGGTCTGCAGCGGGATTGCGCTAGAGGCGTACAGGGTGAATGCGGTGGTATTGGTGTCGTTGAAGATCTGAGGAGCCGCCTGGTTGGTGTAGGTCGGAGTCGGATCAGCGGTGTCAGTAGGTGCGTTGTACTGACCAGTCATCGTGAAGTTGATGACGGGGATCTGGTTGGCGGTCAAGTTCAAGGAGAAAGTGCCGCGTGCGCCAGTCACTTTGTGACGAACACCGTCAATCGAGAAGTAAATCGTGACGGAAGAGAACGAAGACGAAACCGGCGCATAGGTCACGCTGGTGCTGCTCACCACGGTCTCGCTAAAACCACAAGCCTTGAGCAGTGCGCCATAACGAGGTGCGGTGCCGGCGGTGCCAGAACCTGCATACTCCACCTCAAAAGTCACCACCACACGGGTGTTGGCGATCAACTGCGGAGAGTTGCCCAGGTAGGGGCGAATCAGATCACGAGAAAGAACCTCGGATTCAACCGGGGTGATTTCAAGATTGCGGACTTGAACGGCGTCGCTACCAGCAGGAGTCGAATCCGTGCCGTAGGTTGATTCAGCCTTTACAAGGACGGTCCGCTTCCGGTAAAGCTTCGCCATCGGAGTGGTCTCCAGAGAGATCAGTTTCTGTCAACAGTGTAAGCTCGCCCGTCTCAACGTCAAAGAGATAAGTACCTCCGACGCCAGGATTTGGCACAGGCTTAGGTGCTTTCGATTTGGTCATCAAATTAACCTGCCACTGTTAGGTCAGTACGGCTAGAGCGATACATGACCATGTAGTCCATGCTAATGATACCAAGCGGAACATCAGCTTCATAAAGACTGAAATCGACACGATCAGGATCAATGTCAAGGGCGTAACCATTGCAGGTTGGATCCGCCATGATTTTTTGATGCACCTGCTGCGTGTAGGTATCTGAATCATCGTCAGGCACAGCACCTCGCACTAACACGGTCACGCGAACACGCAATTGCCATTGCAACTTGCTGCTGAATACCTCGCTGGGTTGATCGCTAACAGGTTCGACGATGACAGCAGGCACTTCACCACGCGCCAGAGGCTCCACACGGCTCCTGTAAACCGTTGCACCGGTGATGCTGCTTAGGTTGCTGGCAATGCGAGCAAGGATCAATTCGCGGCGTGTGTCAGCCATGATCAGGCAGAAGCGACTTGAACAACAGTGCAGATGATGCCAGGAATGCTTGGGTGAGCAAACGGACTGCTGGCTGCGGCTTCAGCGTGAATGTAGGCGGCGGCGTTTGATGTTGCCCAGATCAATTCCAAATAATCACCAGCAACAACTGGCAAGACATAGTTAATGGTGCCAATCACATTGCCATTTATCCCGCCATGCTTAGCGATAATGCTGAATTTGCTATCACTGGCAGCAACGTCACCACTGGCGCCACTGTCGTTTTTGCGCAGCCAGACATTGACATCGTGGATTTGCTCGTTCGTGTTGCTGAACTGAATCGAAAAAGTCAGGCTGTAAACACCAGCGTGATCAAAGGTGATTCTGTTCTGGGAAACAATATGAATGCCGCGACTGTTTGGATCTTCTGAACGCAGATAAACAGAAGTCGGCGTATTTGCAGTTGCCGTTTGAGAAGTCTCATCCCAAAACGAACCCCAATATCCAGGTGCCGAAAAATATGGCAGTTGATTCCAAGTTGATTTTCCGTTCCCAATCTTCAGATTATGTGTTTGCGCTTCAATAGCGGCTTCACCGTCCATCAAGACAGGGTTTTGTGCCGCCCAATTCGCTCTGCTGTTGACCTTGAAGACGCTGCTCATGACCTCAAAGTCAAACCTTGCTCAATAGTACTTCTGAAAAAACGCCATCATCAGTAGGGCGATTCTCAAGTACGTTGTAAGACGCGGAATCAACCGTAATAGAAGTGCCGCGAGCGGCAGTGCTGACATCAGAAGTTTTTGCCGTAAGCAAATACTGCCGAGACAACGCCATACCGCCCGCGATCACATCCATCGGCGAATCCAGAATGCCAAGAAACGCAGTGCCAGCACCGATTTGGCAGGTAACGCCAAACTCAGCAAGGAATGCATCTGGCAGTTCTGGAAACGCCATCAGGATCAGTTGCCGTACTTCTTGGAAGCAAGACCAAGCACTGCAACAGCGCCGGTGCCGGTGCCACCAGTCACGGTGAAGAGAACGCGAACATAACGCTTGAGGTCGTT